CGGCACCCGCTATTTCATTCACGCCGCCCGCGCCGGTGTAGCCGCCGCCCGAAAAGCCCTTGCCGTCGAACACGCGGCCGATGGAACGGAAGGGGGCGTTGATGCGCTCGCCGATGTTCAGGTTTTTAAATGCCTCCTTCAGCGCGCCCGCTTTGGCAATCAGCCTGTCTATATTGGCAATCAGCGAAGCGAGTATGCCCAGCGGCCCCGCAAACGCGGCCAGCAGCGGGTTGTCGCGCAGGATGTTTTTCAGCCACTCCCATCCCCGTGTGAGCAAATCCTTGAATTGCTCCCAGCTCCCGCGCAGGCGGTCGAGAATGCCGCCCGGCTCTCTGAACGCCCTTACCAGCGGATTGTCGGCCAAGGTATTTTTCAGCCATTCCCAGCCCGCTTTCAAGACGCCGACGACCGTATCCCAGTTATTGACCAGCAGGCGCATCATGCCGATGGGCAAAAAGACAAAGTTGAGGATGGGATTTTCCGAGAAGGTGCGGTCTATCCACTGCCAGCCCGCCACCAGCGCGGCTTTCACCGTATCCCAGTGTTTCCACAGCAGATACAGCCCGCCGACAACGGCCGCGATGGCCAGCAGTATCGGATTGGTAAGAAACAGGCGGCCGACCCACAAGAAGGCGCGTCCCAAACCGGTCAGCCAGCCGATACCCGTGCGCAGGATGCCGCCCAGTCCGCCGAACATACGGGCAAACAGGCCGATGCTTTTCGTGCCGCCGCCGAGGTCGAGCGTGAGCTTCACCCACGCCCAGCGCATGGCGGCCATCGGCATCAGCACGCCCGATACGGCAAAACCGATAGCGGCAAATGCGGCAGCCAGCACACCGACGACGGCAGCGGCTTTCATCAGCCCCTGCGCCAGCTGAGGGTTTTCCTTGACCCATGCGCCGATTACCGACAGCCAGCGGCTGCCCTTGTCCAGCAGTTCGTTGATGGCGGGCATCAGCGTCATCCCCAATTCCGCCCCGGTATTGAACAACTGGTTTTTAAACTCCTGCCACTTGCTCGACATCGCCCCGGCGCGCGTTTCAAATTCCCGTGCCATGCTGCCTTTGGCCGCTTCGCTGTTGGCGAGTTCCAGCTGCCGCCGCCATTCTTCGGTGTTGGAAACCAGCGTGGCGAACACTTTGTTGTACTCGCCGCCCGCCAAATCTTTGAGAAAACCGGCCTGCTTTTCTTTGGGCATTTTCTTCACGGCTTCGATGATTTTCATCACCGTGGCATTGGCGTCGGTCACCATGCCTTTCTGCACGGCCTTGGCATCCATCCCCAAGCCTTTGAGGGCTTCGCGCACCGGCTTCATGTCGGGCGCGGTGGATAGGCGGGTAAAGAGGGAAGAGACGGCATTGGCGGCGGTGGATTCGTCCACGCCGGAGGAAAGCAGGGTAGAGCCGAGGGCGGCGGTGTTTTTGTCGCTGATTTTCGCCAGTCCCATCGAGCCGGAAACGCGGTTCATGTACTCGATAAGCTCCGCACCTTTAGATAGGGAGTTGTCGTCCAAATAGTTGATTACGTCGGCCAGTTCGCGCCCCTGTTCGGCGCTGAGTTTGAAGTTTTTATTGATGCGGCCGAGGTTTTCCGCCAAAGTGCCCATGTCTTCGGCATCGAAGGCCGTGGCGGCGATGGCGGCGGTTTTGACGTAGCCCGCCAGCTCTTGGCGCGGCACATCCATCCGCGCTCCCGCTTCGTACATCGCCATGATTTCGGTGGTGGCGACGGGCAGCTCGCGGCTCAATCCCTGTATTTCAGTGCGGACTTTGGCGATTTCCGCATGGTTGAGGCTGTTGTCGGCATTCTTCAGCCCCTGCACCTGCTTGACGATGCCGAGCATGGCGTCTTCTTCGTCCATCGCCGCTTTCACCGGATGGCTCAAACCCCTGCCGACCTGACGGGCAAACAAGCCGTATCCCGCCGCTTTCAGGCCGATTGTGCCCGCCATTGCTCCGGCCGATTTCATACGCCCTTCCGCTGCCGCCAGCCGCTCCAAGGCGGCTTTTTGTCTGACGGCGGTGGCGGACACCTGCTCCATTCTGTTTTTCAACAGCTGCTGCCCGTCGGCCAGATTGCGGGTATCGACCCCGCTTTTGCGCAGGGCGGCGGCGTGCTCGCGGATACTGCCCGCCTGTTTGAAAAAGCTGTCGCGCAGCCTGTGTCCCTGCATTTGCAGGCGCGACAGTTCCCGCTCCTGTGCGCGGGTGGCCGTGCCGCTTTTGCGCATTTCCTCACGCAGCGCCTGTTGCTGCCGCTGGTTGTCGCGGAATGCCTGCTTGGTTTCGGACAGCTTTTGTTTCAAACCGGGGTAGGCTGCCAGCTTTTTTTCCGCCCCTTCCAGCTTTTTCAGCTCTTTGTTGGTCTTGTCCAAGGCTCCGGCCAAACCTGTGCTGTTGGCGCGCACGCGCTGCATGGCCGCGCTTGCCTTGTCGGTGGCCTTGATGATAATCTTTTGTACCAAATCCATAATCTATCCCGCAGGAGCTTGAGATGCACAAATACGATGATTTGCAGGCCGCGCAGGCCGGTATCGAAGGCATGGTCTGGCTGGCCGCTTTTGCCGTTGCGCTGATTGCCTTGTTTTTTCTTTTCTTCGTGCTGCCTTAGACCGTCTGAAAAACACAAGCCGCCTGCATTCCGATTGCAGGCGGCTTTCCTATTTGTCTTCTTCCTGCGTGGCGGCGCGGTAGGCGCGGTCTGTCCAGCGCAGCAGCTCGAGCAGCGGATAATCCCGCCATTGCCCTATGCCGCCGCCGAAAACCAAGGCGCATTGTGCGGCGCAGTCTTCCGTCCGGTTGAAGAATTGCAACTCCTCTTCCTCGGCCAGGCCGTACAGGCTTTCTTCGGCGTCTAGGATTCTGCCTGCGTCGCGGGCGCGGATTCGGAGTCCGACAGGTAGCCCAGCTCCGCCAAGGCAGAACGCATCTCGGCTTTCGCCGAAGGCGGCGCTGAAAAAAAATTCAGGCAGGTGTTGAACACGTCGGCATCCGCCATGCTCAGATTGCCGTAGACGGCACGGGTGACCGGCGGCGTGCTGATTTTTGCCAGCAGCTTTTGCACCTGATCGGTGTGCTTGATTTTGATTAAGTCCTGCGAGAGGCCGTCCATATCTTTGGCGCGCGGCTCGCGCAGAACGTAGCTTTTGCCGTCGGACAGGGTGGCGGTGACGGTGTTGTCGGGGTTGATGCGGATATTGGCTTCGGCCATGTCGTTTCCTTTGCTTCAGTATTCAGATGCCCAGCGCGGCACGCAGTCCGGCGCGCTCGTCTTTGCCGCCGAACTTGGCGACGTTGTTGCGCATGTCGATTTCGACAACGTCTTCGCCGTCCAGCGTTTCTTTCCAGTAGGTGAGCGCGATTTTGAATTTGTGCTCGCCGCCCTCGCCCTGCTTGTCGCCGCCCGGGTCGGCTTCGATGATGCGGCCGCGTGCTTCGCCTTGCAGTGTCTGATAGGCCGTGCCGTCTTCCTGCTGCAAGGCACCCTGATAGCGGATGAGCGTGCCGCTGATGGCGGATGACTGCATCTGCCGCAGGATGTCGGCGTCGTAGCCCTTGCTGGTGATTTCCAGCTCCAGTTTTTCAAAGCCGTGGACGATGGTCATTTCGCCCATGCCGCCGCCCGGGGTGTAGTCCTCGGTTTTGCGGGCGATTTTCGGACGGGTGATTTCCACCAGCACGCCGTGCTGGTTGTCGCCGTTGATAAAGGCGTTGAAGCCTTTGAGCACGCGGGGGAGTTTGTTCATGTGTCAGCCTCTCAGATGGTGGACGGTTTGAGGGTGCGGCCGAACTCGACGGCTTTTTCCGCCAAGTTGACGAAGAATGTGCCGGTGTTGTGCTGGTGGAATTGCAGGTTTTCCAGCGGCGGCACATAAGTCCATTCGTAATCGATGCCAAAGATGCCCGCACCGATGGCTTCAGCGGTTACTTTCTTATCGGAGATAAAGACGCGGGCGCCGAGGATGCGGCCTTGGCCGACGTATTCGGCCAGCTTGGCATTCACACCCATGATGATGTCTTGCAGCAGTCCCATGCTCATCGTCTTGTCCATCGCCCACAGGAAGAACGACGCGATGGTCTCCTGAATGACTTGGGCGCTGCGCACTGCTACTTCAAACGCCATCATCGGGTCGGCCGAACAGGTGCGGTTGCCCCACACGCGGAAGCCGTCTTCACGAACCAGGGTGGTGATGTCGTTGTTGTTGAGGACGTTGGCCTCGCAATTTTTGTCGAGCAAGTCGAAGCTGCGGGCGTAGCGCAGGCCGGTGACGCCGTTAATCAGGCCGTTGGAAATGGATTTGTGCCAGCCGATTTGCTGGTCGAGTTTGGCACGCAGGCCGAGAATGCGGGCAATGGTGGCGGCTTTGACCTCGGTTTTCGATACCGGATCGAAGGTGGTGAACTCGTTGTCCACCAGCATGATTTCGCGCTGGCCGAAGTTGGCGCGGTAGGCTTTGACTTCGTCCAGGTCGGCCGCACCGCCTGCTGATGCGTATACAAAGGCGCGGGTGTCCTGCGCCACGCCGACCAGTTCGGCGGCAACGGCCTGACTGTCCAATTCCGGCGCGCCGAGAATCTTCGGCACAAAGCCGCAGGCGGATTTGGCGCGGCGCAGCGCTTGGATGCCGGTGGACACGCCGCCGCTGTTCGTGCCGATAACGTTGGCTTTGAGCGCATCGGCGTTCGCATCGTGCGGCACGCGCACTATCACAATCTGTGCGTCCGCCTGGTCGATGATGCCGTCCAGCGATTTGGCCAGCGTGCCCTTGTTGCCCGCCTTGCCGATAACCTCGGCGGCCGAGGCATAGAAGACGGGTTTGTTCAGCGGAAAAGCGGCGGTATCGGCATCATCGGCGGTGCATACCATGCCGATAACGGCGGTGGAAATGTCGGAGATATAGCGGACGCCTTCGGTGCTTTCGGTTGTGGTGACGCCGTGATGGCGGTTGGCTTGAGCCATGTCTTACCTCTTTCGGAAAAATTGTCGGGATACTGTGTCATAAGCTTTTCAGCCCTGCGAGCGGCAGGCGTACTGAGGGGCTTTTCCAGCCTGTCCGTCTACCAGTTGCAGATGACCAGCTCGCCGCTGGTCTTTTGCGTTTTGTCGTGGTTGATGCTGTATGCCAGTTCGAGGTGGGTGGTGCTGAAATCTTTGAAGAGGGCGCGGATGTCGGGGTGGTCATTGATGGAGAGCATAGCTTTACCCTGCGCATCAGCCATGGTTTCGGCCAGCTTTTCGTACTGCGCCCACTCGAAACTACCGCCGTATCCTGCGGTCTGCCAGTATGGCGGGTCGAGGTAGAAGAAGCTGTGCGGGCGGTTGTAGCTGGCAAAACACTTATGCCATGAGCCCGTTTCAATCTGCACGCCCGCCAGTCTTTGGCGGGATGCCTGCAGGCGGTCGGCGATGTCGGCGGCACTCCATGCCGATTTTGAGGTAACCGTGCCGAAGGACTGCCCGAGGACAACACCGCCGCGCCGCCGTTTTATCGTTTGTTGATTCCGCCCTGCCATACGTCGGCAGGGCTTTTGTTTTTGTATGAGCATCGGTTGACGGCGGCGGCGTATGCGCCCCGGCAGTGGTTTTTTTGCCACCAAAACAGTGTGTTGATGAACCAAACGACGCGCCGCCAACCTGTCCGGCCATCCAACACGCCGAGGCGGTAGGCGCGGACGGACAGGGTTTCAGACGGCCGCCCAGCACAGCGTTAATCAGTTGGTCGGCGGCAATACCGACGGATTTGGCATAAGCGGCTACCGCCTTCAGACGGCCTGTTGATTTATCCATATCGCCCCCCCTAGATTTTGATGCAGGTCAACAGTGCGATATTGCGCGGGCAGTTTTCGGCGGCGGTGGGGACGACGCGCGATGCGTCGAAGTCAAATGCTGACGGGTTGTTTCTGCCGTCTTGGGTATCGCTGGTCCATGCCTTCCACCGCCGCTGGCTTATAGCCAGTGCGCCCGTGGCAGTGGCCTCGTCAAAGAGTTGATGCCCACTGTTGATGCCTGTATCGATTGAGCCAGTAATGTTGCGGATGGCGTCGCCTTGCGCCGACCCGAATGCGCGTCCCGGGTCTATGTTGCGCCCGCCGTCCCAGCCGCGCACAAACTCGCCGCGCAGGTCGGGCAGGTTGAAGGTGGTGCGGCCGTCGCCTACGCCGAACGTTGTGCCGATGGCTGCAAATAGAGCGGGATACTGCGTGCGCGAAACGGCCGAACCGAGCCCGTGGGTGCGGACTGCATGGCAAAGTGCATCACCGCACCGGATGGCACGGACGATTCGACAGCAGCAGTCAGCTCTGCGGGCGATATACCATAGGCTCGTCTTCTGACCTCCTTACGCCCGTAAGTTTCAGTATATACGGATAGGCAGGCTTTATATATCAGGACATCGAGGACAAGGATAAAGCCGGTAGCCACAATAAAGCTCTGCAGGTTGGCCAGTTGTGCCTTAAGTTCGGGAGGAAGCATACAAATACCCTTTCTTACCGTTAACGGATTAAAGAGGTGGTTGTCTCAATAACAACAGCCACCTCCCATCTGCTATCTGCCAACCATCAACAGATTAACCGTGCTGTTCCCGCACTCATAATATGCAGCCACAGCAATCCTATGCTGGTGTTGGATGACTCGGGTAAACCGATAATCATCGGGACAGCCGATTACCACAGGCTGAACCAAACCACCAAGGTTTTCCAGTACAGGTTGATGGCGTAAAAAATGAAAAAGCCCAAAAAGAACATTCCAGTCTTAGTCATATTAAACCTCCTTAATAATCGTCGCCATGATGTTGCGGCACGGGTTTCAGCGGCCTGCGCTGCTGGGTCGGTTCAAAGCACTCAGTGGTCCTGACTGCTCTCGGGTCCACCCAAGTAGTGCAGTTGATATAGCCGCGCCTAGTGTTGAAAGTATAACGGAACATGTTGCCGGGTACCTTGCTCAGAAAATCCCTACCCTGCAGCCGTTTCCAATTGACACCGAACTCAACCCCACCGTGTTTGGGCTCATCCAAAGCTTCGGCTTCATAAATATCGGAGCGGGTCAGGCCGTATTGGTTTTTCAGAAATTCGGTTACCGCTTCCGTGTTCTTGAATAAGGCACTTTGCCAAGCATTCCGTTGCCTTCTCTCGGCCATTATCGGTTCTATCATCGGCGCAAAGCGCTCGGTATCTTCATAATACTTGCGCGGGAACCAGGAGACCGTACCGAATTTGACCCACGGTCCGCGGAACACCATCTTCCTGCCCGTGCCGCAGGCGCCAACCTCAACCTCGTCGAACAGTTTGGCTTTCGCTACAATCACCCGACCTTCTTTTGTGATGAAATAAGAGGTACGGATGGCTTTCACGTTTGGGCTGATGTAATCGAACAGGCAGGTGGTTTCTTCCTGATACATCTTTCCGGCTACCCACCACATCACCGGCGGGTATATCACCAAATAAATGAAGAGTCCGACGCCCAATATCAAAGGCGTGGTACCAAACAGGAAGAGTACGGGGTGAGCCAACCAAGCGGGGGCTTCCTTGCGGAAGAGGGCTCAGAAACTGAGTCGTTGAGAAGAGGACATGATAGCAATCTCCCGATGCGCCGAGCACACGAAGTCACAGACGGCTTCGGTCTAGTGTGGAATAAAATAACGAATTATAAAATCGGTTACGGGGTCGGACTGCTTTATTTTGAAATGGACTGCGCCACATCGTAATTGTATGCCAGGGGTGGCTCTAAAGCAAGGTTTTTATAGAATAAAATAAATGTTTTGTTGTTTTTTGGTAAATGATTAGGGGCTGTACTAGATTAGCACTAAATTCCACACCAATCCCGCAGGATTTTAAGCTGTCGGGACGGTGTGCCGAAGTTAAATCGAAATTCGCATTCTTTCAAGAACAGCGGGAAAGATTTGCGATCGATTCCGTTGTATTTTCGCAAGGCACGTTTTGCCTGATTCCAAAAATTCTCAATGCCGTTGATATGGTTCTGGAGGTCTGCAAATTCCTTGGAATGGTTGATGCGATAATGGATGAAACCGCTCACGTCCAACTTGTCGTAGCTGCTCAGGCTATCCGTGTAAACAATACTGTCCGGCATGATTTTCTGTTTGATAACAGGCATCAAAGTATCAGACTTGGCATTATCCACCACAACGGTATAGACACGTCCGTTGCGTTTCAGAATGCCAAAGACAACCACTTTTCCTGCCGCACCGCGACCACGTCTGCCTTTACGCCGTCCGACGAAATAGCTTTCGTCCAACTCGACAGAGCCCTCAAAAACCTCATCGGTAGCCAAGGCCAAATGATAGCTGATGACCATACGGATTTTGCGGTAGAACAGAATGGCGGAGTTGGGCTGAATGTCCAAAATATCAGCAGCGGAACGGGCGGTAACTTGGAGTACAAAAAATTCAAGTAGTTTCTTTTGAGTTCTCTTGCTTAATTTACAATTGGTTATCTGCATTTTTGTAGCCTAGCATAACTGCTAATCTACGTCAGCCCCTTCGTCAAAGCTCCAGCCATACATGACCAAACTCTCTCCGAGGCTGGGCAAAACCTCTTCGTACACGTTCGTCAGGTAGTGGCTCCGACGAATTGCGGCAATTTTCTGCTTGCTGGTTCCCTCGCTAACAAACACGGGCACGTAGTTCCCGGATGACCACCTGAGCGTGATCGTGTCTAGCAGGTCGCCTGCGGCTCCCGCGTCAACAGCGAGCTTTGTCTCATCACCAAGGTAGTCACGCGCAACCGCAAGACTGCCGTGAGGGTAGAAAACCAATGTTGCGCCTGCAGCCTGTCCATAGGGTCTCCGTAGATATTCCAAATCCGTTTGCCCCCCGTCGTGGAACGCGTCATTGAACCAACTCCCATGCGCCGCATTGAGCAGCAGCATAGCCCAGTACAAGGTGAGGTCGTAGTTCAGGCTGACGCCAGTTGGAAATACACTCGCAAACGCACTGGTCCGCTGTAGGTCGGTGGCAACATCGGCATGCACCGGATGCACACTGTGCACCGCTTCGATCAGCGCTGTGCATATTTCCGAGTAGGCAGGACGGCGTCCACAATGCCACGTTGACGTGTTAGAAATCAGTTGTCCAGAGCTTGGCGAATATTGGAGCAGTGGGGACAAGCAATCCTTTTGCATCAGCAATGCCATGGAGTGTGGGGTTTGCAAACTCCTTGTGGATGGCGATGCTGGCGCCGTTGCCCAGAACGAGGGAGCTCCAACCTTCAGCGCTGATGTGTGCCCAAGTGTCGATATCGATTCTGTCCATAATCTTCACGGCGCGTCATTGTGGGTTGATCTCTCCATGCTAGTCGCCACAGCTATGCAACCCATCCAATGCCGCACGATCCGGTCTCGTGCAGCCATTCGTGGCCGCACACTTTGCAGTGGTAGTAAGCCTCATCGGCAGCGCCCATCATCGACGAGACCTTTCTGCCATCCTTGTACTCGAGATTTGCATGAGGCTTGGTGCTTCGCGACGCTCCAATCAAAGCCTTGCAGTCATCGCACATCGGCGCAGGTGGTGATGCATTACTCATGTCAATAGACCTCCATCATCAGACGTCGGTTGGCGTCGTCTTCCAGACTTCCTGCGCCAGCGCGATGAGCAGCGCGTGGCGCCTCTCGATAGACGCGGCATTCCACGCAGGAAAAGCCTCCAGCTTGGCGTTGATCCGGGAAATCGATGTGTTCTGGCCGACCTCGGTCAGCGCCACCAGACTGCGCGTCAGGTAGTTGCCGCTCTTGCCGTACTCAGTCTGCTTCGCCTTGTAGAAGTCATTGCCTGCAACGATGTTGATCGGCTTCTCCAGCAAGGTCAGATTGCCG